TTACCTTCTGTAAAAAATTCTTCTGTAACTTCTGGAGCAGAAGGAGCAGGAACAGGTTCATTTAATATTGTTATATTGCGAACAGGTAATGCAGATCCATCTTCTATAAATGCAAACTTTCCTGAGTTGTAAGCCGTTCCAACAATCGCATAGTTATCTTTATCTTCAGTTACGCTTACGACTCTCCATTGAGTAGTTTGTAAAGTTGTATTTTCAAGAATCCAAATACTGTTTGTATTAGGAGCAGAGGAAAAAGCAGATGATACTGTAATTACAGCACCAGAAATACTACTTACATCTCGTTTTTCTACAGTGCCGTTAGGCATAACAACACTTATTGTTGCATTATTTGTGGCATCCAAATCGGTATCTGCCGTATTATCAACAGTAATAGTTGTAGTTGTAGCCGAGCTAATACGACCACCCCGTCTTACCCCTGCCCTCACTGGATCGCTTACTTCAATAACTTGCCCTGGTCTGACAACTACACCTTCTCCTATTCCAGTAGTAAAACTAATAGTTTCAGTTGAATTTTGCTCTTCAAACAATATAAATCTGCCTAATCTTCTAGCTTGATTTCTAGAGGTACAACCAAAACCTGTTATTTTTTTATGAATAATTCCATATTTATTTTTGGCAGCAGTATCTTCAACAGTTTCAAAATCTGGTTCTAGATTGTTCATATCAAAATAAGATACAGATACAACAGTTGACCTTGTTTTTAAACTTGTACCAGAATATATGAATCCTTCAGAAGTTACGTTTGATAAGTTAAATAAATAACTGGCATCTGTAGGTCTATCTTGAGTAAGTGTTAAAGATCCTGCACCCCAAAATGTCATAGCTCTCATAACAGAACTAAGAGCCATTACTGTTTTAAAAGCATCTGCTCTTCGATTTAGGACAACATTACAGCTAAATCTAGGTTCTTGACCGCCTTGTCCGTCATCAACTAATGCAGAAGCATAGACAGAAGCACTATAAAAAGAATATTTATCTAATTGGGCTTCAGTAATATGTTCTCCTAATCCATATCTACTATTTGTTATAAGATCAAATAAAATCCAAGCAGGATCAGTTGTCCAATGTGTAGTTGTAGTAAGCGTTCCATTGAAAGTCCCTGTGTAAATTAATCTCCCGTTTGTTGGATCTACAGTTGCATTATGAGGAATCTTAACTTTTACTCCACGAATCCTGTATAAACGTCTTGGAATACTAGGAAACTGTTCTGCATCAAAACGCAAGTAAGTATGAGCTACATTTGGATATGGCCTTTGTTCATCAATTATTTTTGTAAAAGATGACCACCTAAACGTATCTGTTATTCTTTCACTTGTGCTATCAGCAGAGTCTCTACCAACTGTTATTGAAATTGGAAAAGACGTATTTTCTCTTAAAGTAATCTTAAAATCTCTAGAATATGCACCTCTTGATTTACCCCTAACACTAAAAGCAGATGTTGGTACTGTAAGTAAATTTAAAAATCCGCCAGGGCCAGTACCAGTAATTTGATTTTTGTCAAAACGAGTCGTTCTTCCATTATTTTCAGTAATTAATATAAATACATCAACTGTAGTTCCTAAATTTTTACCATCTTTTTCATTAATATTAACAAGAGCATCAAAACGTATTGTAACTCTAACTTCATCAATATTAGATTCAGTTATTGTTCTAGTTACTGGTGCTGCATTAGTTACTGGAGCATTTACACTAACTTCTGTTTCTATATCACTAACAACAGGTATTGAAGTTTGATTTGCCGTTCCAAAACGAGTTTTAAATAGGACTCTTTGGAAGTTAAAATCAGCATCCGTTATATTACTTGAATTTGCTGTTGATTTTACAATAGGTGTTTTGTCTAAAAACACATCTTTTAAAGAGGCTTTGTTGTAAGCATCAGTTCCTTGAGTAAGTCCTGCTGCCGAAGGAAAACCTTCAATCTCTCCTTCACTTATAACTTCTACAATATTTACTGCTTGTCTACTTTGTACTGACGCTTGAGTTACAGTAACACTACCACCACCACCTCCAAACCAGTTAAAAGGGTTTAAATCTAATTCTTTTGGCCCTGCTCCAAAATCAACTCCAGCTATTTTAAACATTATGTTCCTCCTGAGAAGTCCTCTGTATCAATTCCTGCTGATACAATTATAGATCCAGTAAAAACTTCGCCATAAACTACTGGTATCGCACTTCCAGCGTTTATAGTGTTTAAAATTCCATTAAAATTAAAACTATTTGGATCGTCAAAGTTAGTATCTTCTGGTGTAGGAGTTAACATTTGTGCTGCTCCCGACAATGCAAAATATAAACCTAAATTTCCTAATGCGACAGTTAAAGCACTTGCTCCTGCTGATCCTGCAACAAAACCACCTGTAGTTAATGCTGGTGCTGCTCCTGGCAATGCTACAGCAACACCTATAAGGGCTACACCTAATAAAACTCTTCCAAAACCTCTAGCACCAACAGCTACAGGTACTATTTTTATTTCTTGTTGACCAATCGGAGCATCTAATTCTTTATCAGTTATTTCGTAATCTCCAACCTTTATACAATAATTTTGTTCTATCATGTGCGATTGCAAAGCAGGAAAATTTGCTATTAAAAATCTAATGGCATCTACTGTAGAATTTATTTCAGCTTCAAAAGTACGTTGTCCCAAAAAGCGAGCTAATCTCCCGTAAACTTTTATTTTACTGAGCATAGCGATACCTCTTCTTTGTACATTCTATCCATTTTTGGTCATAAGTTTCTCTAGAACTAAGTCTTTTCACACAATGTTGAAGAATAGTTTGATCTCCTACATATAAAGCTACATGATCTAATTTTCCTGTATTAGTAGTGTCCATAAGAAGAACATCTCCAACTTCTGTCTCATCATTCTCATCTATTTCAACAAAACCTACTTTGGGTAAACCATATTCAAATAAAGGAGATTCAGCAAATTCTTTTGGACTCTTAGGTCTTTTCCAATGCTTTATAACTATATCTCTCTTTTGCTTATACCAATCAGTAATTAAGCTCCAACAATCTTGAATATCCCATACCCATTCTCTTCCAATTAATCCTTTTTTATAACCAGAAGGTTCAAAGTAATACCAATCTGATGTTTCTGGAGTGACAATATAAAAAGGTAAATCTAAATACTCACAACTAGCAAGGTCGGCTTGACTAGGTGTAGGAGGATGATTTGGATGACTATGAAATACAGCTATAATTTCGCCCTGATCTTCCGCATTTATCCAATCATCAGGATCTAAAATAAACTGTTCTCCTAACTCTTCAGCAATATTTTTACAAGGATAATATTTTTCTTTTCCTTTGTAGATAGCTACTAAACCACAAGCTTCATGCGGTGCATCTTTTTTTGCGTGTTGTAAAGCAATATCTTTCCAAGTCATCCTCTAAATGCTCCAATGCCAGGAAATAGTTCTTTAGTCGCAATTCTTCCTGGTAGTTTTACATTTATTAAATCTAAAGCAGATTGAGCTTCCCATGTAACTACATTTCTATTTTCGCTAACTTTTCTATCTAAAAAATAAATTTCTTGAGGAAACTCTGCTGAAGGATCAGGAGTTCCATAAGGATTTGTATTTCCAGTAAAATTGACAGCATCCAGAAACCGTGCCAATGTTCTTATTCTTGTAAATTTTGCACCGTTCAGATCATTACCTACAGTTGTTGTATTAATATCCTGCATTATTGTTGTTATTGTTCCAAAAATATTACTTACTGCGATTGTTGGTCTTGGTAAGGTTCCTGTTGAACCAAATTCAAATCCATTACATTCAATAGGAAACCTTAGATAGGAGTTACCAGCCCAAACAACGTCTCCATTTGCGTTCATATTTGCACCATTATGAAAACGGTATATTGTGTTTGAACCATGCAAAGCTGTATTCAATTCAATCGTGAAAAGTTCAATAATCGAACCAGGGTTAATTGCTTGTAATTCTGAAGTTGGTATTGCCATTAGGGTTCAAATACTTGCTCAAAACTAGCTGTTATTCTACTTCTATCAGAATCAAACATTTCTCTACCAAAACTTTTACAAATCCATTTATAAGTTGTAGATTCATCAGGTGGAGACCAATCAAACGATGCACCATCTTTGCCTCTAGCTTCCAAAAATGTTTCTATTATATCGGCAT